CATTGGTCAAAGCCAACATCCATGTGGATCTAATTCGTGCTATCACAGACTTAAACAACGAAATGAGAACCAATGCCAAAGACTGATCCATGGCAGCATATAGTAAAAGCATTGCAAAATAATTCAAAAAAGGACATGGATTCTCTTGACCCGGACTGGATTATATGTTATAATGATGGTACACGTAATCTATTGTTAGAGCATAATCATGGAACACTAGATGACGTGCTACAGGCATTTGAAGATTTTTGCAAAGGTGCTGGATTTATATTTGACGGCTTTGCAATTGTTGACGAGGATGGTATTCCTGTAAATGGACTTAACTCAATAGCTAAACTGGAAAATAGCGATGAAGATTAAATTGGTCAGTGACTTGCACTTGGAGTTCAGTGATATTAATATCACTAACGATGACAAGTGTGACGTTCTTATCTTGAGCGGTGACATTATGGTTGCTCAAGATCTGCACGACCATGCAGCCGCAGACTTTAATCCATACAGCAACAGAGCCTTGGCTGAGCTTGGTCGCAAGATGCAACGAGTAGCCCGCTTTCGTGACTTCTTAAAGCGTTGCAGTTTTCAATTTCCGCACGTGGTTTATGTTGCTGGTAATCACGAATTTTACCACGGCAAGTTTTATGCTGGCATTGACTACCTGCGTGAAGAATGTGCCAAGTATCCTAACATTTACTTCTTGGAATGTGACACAAAAGTCATTGACGATGTAACGTTCATTGGTGCCACATTGTGGACTGACATGAACAAAGGTGATCCACTTACCATGCACGCCATTGAAGGCTTGATGAATGACTTCCGCATCATTCGCAATGACAAGCGAGAGTTTGCTCGTATGAGCGCTCGTGATGTTGTTAATCGTCATGCACGTACATTGCAGTACTTTAGAAGTGTACTTGCTGAACAACACGACAAGAAGTTTGTTGTTGTTGGACACCATAGTCCCAGCTTTCAAAGTGTGCATGAGAGTTATAAAAACGAGCAGTTGATGAACGGTGGTTACCATAGTGACCTAAGTGAGTTCATTATGGATCATCCGCAGATTAAACTGTGGACACACGGTCACACCCATCATCCGTTTGATTATGTTATCGGCGAGACTCGTATTGTATGTAACCCACGTGGTTACGAAAACGAAGGCTTCAGCGAAGATACTGGATGGAATCCTAACATTGTATTGGAAGTGTAATGATTAAAGAAATTTTAAAGATGGCAAGTTTTATAATTGCAGGAATGGTTGGTGCAATTATTTTTGGTTGGGGCTTGGGTGCAATCGCAGGTAAATTCTTTATCGCTCCTGCACTTGCTGCATCGCCGCCTGTTTGGTACTGTATCGAAGGCAAAATCTATGAAAAGGTAAGTGATGTTTACGTTACAGTAAATCCTGCCCGTTCATGTTTGCCTGTAATTAAGGACTAACATGAAACCAGTACCGCCACCTGAATCCCTGTGCGTCTGGGTTGTAGCCAGTATTAGTTCAACTGGCACAATGTCAACACATAGCCCATCTGTGATTGGGTCTGCTGTTTTCCCTGGTTACTATACTAAACTCGACGACGCCCAACAAGAACAAATGTTACTGGCTCTTAAAGGCACAAAGTCACACGTATTCCAATTGGAATTTCCAAGGCCGTAATGACAGCAATCGAAAATATTTCAAAGCAAGAGTTAGCAGATCATTTATGCTCGCTTGATACTGAAGCTCGCCACTGGCGATTTGGTTATAGCTCAAACGATGAAGCTGTTATCAGGTACGCATTGGGAATTCCAGACACAGATTTTATCCTGGGCATTAGGGAGTCAGTGACCAGTGACAAAATTGTTGCAGCAGTGCATTTGGCATTTGATGCAGACAACAAATGTGCAGAGTTAGGAATTAGTACACTAGCTGAAGCTCGCCGTAAAGGGCTAGCAGAACGATTGTTACGATACTCAGTTGATATCTTGCGCAATCGCGGTATCCGTCAAATGTATTCGGTGTGCTTGCCTGACAATGTACCACTGTTAAAACTAATACAAAAACTAAACATTACCAGTATTATCAGCGCCGACGGTGATAAGCAAGCTCGTATTTCAATTCCAATGGCAGGTATCGACAGCTTCTACGGAGAAATGCAAAACCAACGTATGGTAATTATTGATAAGTCAATGAAACCGTGGGCCACAATGTGGGAAGGAATGTTAGGAAAAAATGAAAAATAGATTACAAATTATCACACGCATGTGTTATACATTTAGACATGACTATGGACTTCGTAAAGGAGGGTCCGAGCCACATGGCGGAATGTTTGAACACGGTATAACTGATGAAGAAGCAAAAGCAATCTGGAATCAAATGGCCCAGATTTTTGACAATGATATTGCACCATACATGGAGTTTAAAAATGGACAGTAAGTTATATGAGATTATGAACATCCTCAGTGAGGAATGTGCAGAAGTGGTTCAAGCAGTAAGCAAGTGCAATCGCTTTGGTTTGGATAACATCAAACCTGGAAAACCCCTAACTAATGCACAACATCTAGAAGGTGAAATTGGTGATGTACTTGCCATGGTAGATCTGTTAAAATTAAAGGGTGTTGTAACAGACGCAGGACTTGAAGCTGCAAAGTTAGCCAAAATCGAAAAACTAAAGAAATGGTCAAATATCTATGAATGAGTTTAAAGTAAGCGAAGTATTTTATAGCGCACAAGGCGAAGGACGCTTCATTGGTGTGCCTAGTGTGTTCTTCCGCACGTTTGGTTGTAACTTCAAATGCCCCGGATTTGGATTGCCGGCTGGTGAAAAGACAACTGAGCCAGATGAGATTGGCAAAGTAGTACACCTATATAAAACATTCAATGACTTGCCATTGGCAAATACTGGCTGCGACAGTTATGCAAGTTGGCACCCTGCATTCAAACATCTAAGCCCTAACTACAGTGTAGAACAAAGTATCGACGCTATGCTTGCATTAACTCCCAATCATGAATGGGTGCAAAAGAACGGCAATGATGTCCACTTGGTTATTACAGGAGGGGAACCATTGCTGGGTTGGCAACAACTTTACCCTGCACTGTTGAGCAATCCGCAAATGGCAGATTTACATAATCTAACATTCGAGACAAACGGTACTCAACCAATTCATGAAGAGTTCTATACATATTTGTTTGAAGAATGGACACGCTTTGGACGCGACTACGATTACCTTACATTTAGTGTAAGTCCTAAATTGAGTGCAAGTGGTGAAAAGTGGGCGGATGCTATCAAGCCCGATGTGGTTGTAGAGTATCAGACTCTTGGGCACACATATTTAAAGTTTGTAATTGACAACATCTTAGATTTTGATGAAGTCGATAAAGCAGTGGCCGAGTACCGTGCTGCTGGCTTTGGAGGTCAAGTGTACGTTATGCCAGTAGGCGGAACAGACAAAGCATACTTTTCAAACACACGGCATATTGCAGACGAAGCAATGGCACGTGGATATCGTTACAGCCCACGCCTACACGTTGACATTTGGTCAAACGGCTGGGGCAAGTAAAAATGTACGGTACTGGGTACACAGGAGGAAATCCAATGAAAGCACAAACGCCTGCACAAGGTATTAGTTTGGAACAAGACTTTGGCGATGCAAAAGTTTTTAACGTTGAGTGTGATTGTACAAGTGATGATCATTCGGCTAAGATGTGGATTGAAGTTCAACGTGATAAAGACATTCCCGATGTTGAAGTTAGCTTTTATGTAACAACCTGGACTCCTGTGTGGGCCAGTTGGGGTAAGCGACTGGGTGCAGTTTATGATATCTTGTTTAAAGGTGTGCATAAGCAAGAGCATCATATGTTGCTTAACAAACAAAGCGCCTTAAACTTTGCAGAAGCGATTAAATCTACAGTGCAGGATTTTGAAAAGTCCAGCAATAAGAATATTTCAACCCCGATCTAATAGATATATACTACTATGACAGCTACATGGTCACATCTTTGCAATGCAAGCAATTCATTTTCCACTTTACCATTAACACAAGATTGTAAAGTATGTGGGACTGACCATCGGGTGCAAACACTTCGACACACTGGCTATCAGCCGTCTAGCTTGGTTAAAAGCAAATCGGCCGCAGTGGCCAAGCCAGAAACATTTCAGAAAAAGATTGCAGCTCTTTTTCAGCCCAAACCAACCAGATACGAACATGAGGATGATTACAATGACAGACACGGTTAACAGCATGGAGCATGCCAATTCAACAAACCCATGCCAGGGTGTTTGCCAAGTTGACGATGATTTTTGCGTTGCTTGTTTCAGGACAAGAGAAGAACGAGCCAATTGGTACAAAGAAACAAATACATGGCGCGAATCAATTCTGATAAAAATTGAAAGCCGTCAAGACAAGATGTTCGATGAAAATTGAAAACACAAACCATCTCACAAATAAACTGCTAAAGGGTTATACCTTTTATCATCCATACATTCTACAAAATCCTGCTTTGCAGTTAAACGACTCGCAGGATTGGGCACTGTTGGATAATCTATTTACTGCTCAATTGATTCATGCAACCAGGGCAGTGAATGTACTGGACTTTGGCTGCTATCTTGGTAGCTTACCCTTGCTAGTCGAAGACTTGTTATTTGGCGGCCGCAGTGATCATGTGGGCAAGGCCAAATGGACTCTGGTAGATAATTTTAGCTTCTTACAAGACTTGCGTGATAAGCTGGTTAATCCTGGCCACACTGCAATCTTTCCCAACACTAATATGGCAATGGGAGGCTGGAAAACTATAAACAAATTCCCATGGAAAGAGCAATTGTTTAAATTGCCGCCTACGAACCCAGATGAGTTAAGAACCATGCTGGACAACATTGTCCAGTACTACAAAGCGCCCCAGCCAAACATTGTTAAAATTGACACGCATTTGGATGCATCCAATAGTACAATTTTTGACATGATCTACTTTGACCTTAGTGCAGGGCAGTATGAAATCAATTTGGCCGCACTTCAACAATGTTTGCCTAAACTAAAACATAACGGCATTATTATTTTTGATGATGTTAAGCCTGCCCATCCACAACAAATTGCACTGTTCTTTCATGCTATTTCTAGTATGGGACTAACTCCTATTGCATTTGGTCGCAACAAAGTTGCAGCTCTTAATAACAGCAGCATCGAAGAAAAGAATCAGTTTATTCTTTCTGTATTGAAAGCCAGAATACATTCAAAAGAACACAGTCTGTACTACTACTGGGACACATTGAACAATCCAATTTTTGGCGATGTTCAGCTGCTTCACCTATGATTTTACAAATACCAAAATTAACAAATTCATTTTTTAAAAATGGATTCGATGCACTGAGCTATAATGCATTGTTTGAGCCAACCAGGGTCTTGGGATCCAGCACTGATCAGATATATTTAGACACAGTATTGGTTACATTGTTATCGTATGCAAAACAATCAAAAAAAGTACTTGACCTAGGCAGCTACTTTGGTATGCTTCCGTTTATAGTTGAAGATTTTCATAGACGTAGTAATGCAAAGTTTGATATTGAATGGACGTTGGTTGATAACTGCATGTATGTCAAAGAGCTTTATCAATACATCAAAGGAACAGCACCATTGAGTGGCGACTTCATGTCATTTGCTCATGCAGCAGAATGGAGTACAGATAAGATACCAAGAGCTACCAGAGAACTCTTTGATAGCCATGCTGATTCATGTTTGCCACCTATCAATGCAGAACAGTTTCAATTGTATTGGAAAAAACTGGCTGCTGACTATCTCAATGTAGAATGTCCAAACATGACAATGTATGAAGATATTGCGTTGTTAGAAGGCCAAAAGTTTGATTTTGCTATTTTTGATTTGAGTGCTGGACTGTTTGAAAACAGTGTTAAACTGTTTAACGATCTTCAAAACTATGTTACAGATGATGCAATTATTCTAATAGACGATATATCACCGTCGCATCCAGAAACAATGGCGCTTTTCCAGCACATAATGAAAACATACAACTATGCACCAGTTGCATTTAGTCCTGGTAAAATTGCTGTTATGCATCCAGAGCACAAAGAGAAATTTTTATTGCAAGCTGAAAACTATATTGTAATCAACGAACTAACTATCCCTAACCTAGCCTTCTCTTGCCAATACAAGGTCAATGAAGTATGGGGTCCATATATACAATTAAAAACTTCCTAAGGAACTAACCATGTTAAGCTATATTAAAAATTTATTCAAGCGCACACCGACAGCCAAGTCAATGAAAGACAACCCTGAACCATGGGTCAACGTCATCGCGGCCCATGTTGATCCAGGTAACCCAAAGCAAGGTTATTTTGAACTTGAATGGAACCCGGCATTTGTTATATTCTTGCGTCAAAACGGGTATACTGGACAAACCCCCGAAGACATTGTGGACCAATGGTTCACTGACATGTGTCGTAACGTAAGTATGGATGGACAGGCAGCAGGTGATTTTATCGCCGACGGTGGCCGAATGGAAACCAACACAAAAACTCGTAATCAATCTTGACAGACAGGGTAGCTTCTGCTACAATACAATCATGAGTTATTTAATTGTTGACGCTGCAAATTTATTCTTCCGTGCCCGCCATGTGGTGCGATCCGATAATCCCGAGGAACGTGTAGCCATGAGCTACCACATTATCCTAGCTTCAGTGCTCAAACAATGGCGAGAGCGCGATAACAAGCATGTGGTATTCGCATTCGAAGGTCGCTCGTGGCGCAAAGAAGTGTACAAGCCTTACAAAGCAAATCGTGCAGAAGGCCGCGCCAAACATACTCCCAAAGAAATGGAAGATGAGAAGCTGTTCTGGGAAAGCTTTGATAAGTTTTACGAGTACATCAGTACCAAGACCAATGTAACTGTTCTTAAAAATGCAGTTGCAGAAGCTGACGATTTTATTGCACGTTGGATTCAATTGCATCCCGGTGACAGTCACACTATTGTGTCGAGTGACACCGACTTCGAGCAACTTATTGCACCCAATGTTCAGTTGTTCAATGGCATCAGTGGCACCTTAACAACACACGAAGGCTACTTTGATGATCGAGGCAAGCCAATCAAAGATAAGAAAACCAAAGAAGTAAAGCCAGCACCAGATCCAGAATGGCTGCTGTTTGAAAAATGTATGCGTGGCGATACCAGCGACAACATCTTTAGTGCGTTTCCAGGTGTAAGAACAAAGGGAACTAAAAACAAAGTGGGACTACAGGAAGCCTTTGCAGACCGCAATAATAAAGGCTTCATGTGGAACAATCTAATGTTGCAACGTTGGACCGACCACGAAGGTGTTGAGCATTTGGTACGTGATGATTATGAACGTAACCGCGCAATCATCGACTTGAATGCACAACCAGCACACATCAAAGCAGTGTTAGACCAGACAATTGCCGAAGCTGTACAAAAGCCTCGTAATCCATCTGTAGGACCACACTTTATGAAGTTCTGTGGTAAGTATGATTTACAGAAGGCTTCGGACAATGCTCAACAACACACTCAATGGCTGGCGGCCAGCTATAACTAAAATTGTAGGAATAGCACTGGCAATTTATACATTGTCAGTGTGTTTACCAGTACTAGCGGCAGCGTTCAGTGTTGACAGTAAACTTACATGTGGGCCAACCATAGAAGTTCGAGATGCATTGGTTGAGAATGATGAGCAGATTATTGCAACGGGTAAAGTAAGTGACGAAGTCTTAATGACGTTTTGGGCAAATAAAGCCGAAGAGTGGACAATAGTAATTACTAACAAATCTTCAGCAGGAACCAGCTGTGTTGTTCTATATGGTGATGGATTACGTACATTAAAGCCAAGAGCTTATCTTTAATGTACGTACTTATTGGGCTAATTTAGACCCAATTTGATAAATAAGTGCATGTCCAGACCAAAGCCAACCATTATATTAACACATACCGATCCGCGTACATACAAAAGCGAAGAAGTGCTCGCGGCTGACGCAATCTATGCAGTGTTCTACAAAGATAAACCTATCAATTTACGCACCTTGAATAGTTTGGTGTCGTACCCTGGACCAAAATATAAAAAAGTAAGTTTCTCAAATCCAGGTCATGCATTCAACCTTGCAGATCGCCTTAATAAGATGTTCAAGACAACTGAATTTTCTGTAGTAGAACTAAAGCAAGGTAGACGTATCAATGAACAAGGAACTAGCTACAAAGATAACTGAGTATCTAGCTCAGTATCCGTTGCCCCATATTTGGGAAAACACCAAGATAACTCCTTACACGGTTTTTAAAAACTATCAGCCGGGGAAGCAAAAAGGACTGCGCCTAACAAATTTTGGTTGGGAACTAATGAAGCCGCACTTTAGATTTTGGTCCTATCAATGCCCGCCGGGCTGGTCACCAAATCCTGGACATCTTGTTGGACTTGAAAAACATCTAGATTGGCCATACTATCACGGAGCTGGGTACTTCCGTATATTTGGTGAGCAAGATGCAATGGAAATACGCTTGGTCAACGACGATATCATACTATGGCTCAATGGATTGAGTAGAAAAGCCCAGGGCAAGGGTTAATCTTCTTTTACTGTGTTCCAGTAATGCATTAGTGCAGTAATACCTATTCCAATAAACACTGCATACGCTAAATTAAATGCAAATGTACTGGCTGTAACAATCAACATAACTGCTGAATCAGCCTGTTTAAGTTTTAAGCTAGACCAATCAAACGTGTGATAGCAGACCACACACATGACTCCAATTAGTGCTGCCAGCGGAATGTTTTCAATGATTGCACTTGCAAATAAGATGTAGGCTAAAATGCATAATGCTTCAACTACACCTGCTAATCGATGATGGCCACCTGCTTCTAAGTTGATAACAGTTTGACCAATCATAGCACACCCGCCCATACCTCCAAATAAACCTGTTAGTATATTGCCTGCTCCTTGTGCCACGCTTTCTTTGTTGGGTTGGTTAACTCCTCCGATAGTCTTATCAACCAAGTTTGCAGTTAGTAATGTTTCGATTAGTCCAATGCCAGCCAACACAAAACTGTAAGGTGTAATAATTTTTAAAGTTTCTAGTGTCATTGGCACATCAGGCCAAGCAAACGTAGGGAACGCACCTGATACTTCGGCCACATCCTTGACCAAGCGTGTATCTAATCCAAACAATAATACAACTGCGGTAGTTAACACAATGCCAAATAAACTTCCGGGAATATGCCGAGTAAGCAATGGCGCGGTAACTACTCCAATGATAGTTAAACCTATCAGTCCAAGCATTGTGTACAGCGGCATACCTGACTCAGGCACTTGATGGAACTGTGCCGTGAAGATTACAAGTGCAAGTCCATTTACAAAACCTGTCATAACTGCAGGGCTTACAAGTTTAATCAACTTGCCAAGTCGGAACAGCCCAAATGCAATTTGTATCAGGCCCATAAGAATAATACAAGCAAAGAGGTATTGTATTCCATGTGTCACAACCAAAGCAACTGATACAACTGCAAGACTTCCTGCGCCACCTGATATCAATCCCGGGCGGCCACCAAATAAGGCTGTGACCAATCCCAAAATAAAGGCAGCATATAGCCCAACTAGTGGGTTAACATGTGCAAGAATTGCAAAGGCAACTACCTCAGGTACCATTGCCAAGCTAGTTGTTATTCCTGCTAAAATGTTTTTAAGTGTAAAAGTCAAGTTCATGTAGTACTTATGTTGCTAAAATACCACACATTTTTGTGAAAAAACAGCCAAAATAGACTGAAAAACGGTTGACTCTTGGCTCTAAGTGCGCTATAATACATATACTATGAAACGGACCACTATCACAATCAAACTTGAGCGTTCAAAGCGCCGTTGTGTGGAACTGTATTCTGCAAATACCCCTTTTAAAGGACGAGTTGAGCAGAATCGTGTTGCATATAAACGACACGCTAAGAACCAAAAAGAGGTTGACAAGGACCTGGGTCAATAGTATAATAATCATATTGCGGAACGGTTCTGCAATATGTTTAACAAACACACACACACACTAAGGAAAATTATGTCTACTCAAACTAATGCTGTTACCGCTCGTGTTCGTCCTTCACGTTCTAAGGCTGCAATTGCCGAACGTGCCGCATTGCAGGCAATGTCTCTTGTGGTTGCTGCTCCAGTAACTGAGGCAGTGGTTGAAGCTGCAATTGAATCTGTTATTGCAGGTGAAACATTTACCTTTGTTGGTTATGCAACTGACAAAAAGGGCAAAGGTGCTGTTCGTTACACCAACGACAAGCGCCGTACACGAACCCTGGTACGTGCAGGTTGCACCGATGTCAAATTCGTTGAGCTGCCAGCACCAATGTCCAAAGCAGAAATTGACGCATCTGAGTTTATTGCTCAAGTCATGCCAGTAGTTGCTGAAACTGCTGTTGCCTAAATACAACGGACTA